AACGGCAAGAAGACCAAATGAGCGACGAAGACCTATCAGCGATTGATAGTAAAGAGGCGATGAAAGAGTTCTTCCTTGAGGTCAAGGAAAGGGCTAAGCAATTCCCTCGGAACACTATCGAGAACTATAACCCGAATGTGGCGGCACAGATTCTTTGGATGCTGGCGCAGGGTGGGCGTATCAATGCTATTGCCAAGAAGTGCAGGGTGACGCATGAAACTGTTCGTGCGCTGGAGTGGAGGCATAACGATACGCTGGAGTCAAAGCGCAAGGAGTTCTCCAAACGCTACGCTATTGCTGCGGCTGAGTACACAGACCTGCTCTTTGAAAAGGCCGAGCAGTTGAGCCGTGATCCAGACCAGCTCAAGGCTATCTCACCAGACCGATTGGCGTTGACTATTGGTATTATGACCGATAAGGCTGGACAGCTCTCTGGCATGGCTAGTACTATTGTCGAGCATCGCAAGGGGCCGTCTATTGACGATGCGGCCAAGATGATCGCGGAAGCCAAGTCTAGGATTGCCAATAAAGTCAAAGCGCAAGCGGTAGAAGCTGAAATTGTAGAGTAATGCAGTGGCGCAAACATCCAATCCTTCAGCCTCCCAGCGATGACGAGGTAGCATTGATGGAGCCAGATGATCTCATTGAGCTTCATCGAATCTACCATGAGGCCATCGAGAACGCTGAGAAAGACCCATTCCGATACGGTTTTAGGCTTCCACACTGGGAGAAGGCTGAAGAGCAATTGTCGCAAGTCTCTGAGGTTCTGGCACTTGGGGGAAATCGCAGCGGCAAAACTGCGTGGGGTTCTTACTGCGTGGTCAAAGCCGCCATCGAAAACCCAAAGTCAGAGATCTTCTGTTTTGCTCAAACATCAGAAGTTAGCATTCGCCAGCAACAAAGCGCGGTATGGAACTGGTTGCCGCATGAGATGAGGACAAAGCAAACTTCGGCTAACGCTTACATTTCGTACACGAAGAAGAATGGGTTCACGGATAACTCGTTGATTCTACCAAATGCGTCACAGATCATCTTTAAGACCTATTCTCAGTATCAGAACAACCCAACTATCCTAGAAGGTGCGGAGCTTGGTAGTCGTGACCCCCAGTGGCACAACATCGGCGTATGGTTGGACGAGTACCTTCTTGGTAACGAACTTATTGACACCCTGCGCTTCCGTCTTGCTACCCGCAACTCCAAAATGCTAGTGACATTCACTCCGATTGACGGGTGGACTGAAGTGATTAAGGAATACTTAGATGGTGCTACAAGCGTCCAGAGCGTCGAGGCTGAGCTTCTCAACGATGAGCTTGTACCCTATGTCCAAAGGAGCAAGAAACGCAACGCCAGCGTTCACTACTTCCATAGCAAGGATAACCCTTTCGGTGGCTACGAGCGAATCAAGGAAACCCTAGTTGGACGGCCTCGGGAGGAGATCCTAATTCGTGCGTATGGGGTTCCAGTTAAGTCCCACGCCACCAAATTTCCCAAGTTCAATAAAGAAGTCAATGTTGTCCAGCCATCAGAGATCCCAACTACGAATGTTACTCGCTATCAGATTATTGACCCGGCGGGTGCAAAGAATTGGTTTATGGCTTGGATTGCTGTGGATGCGTCTGGCACATTTTGGGTATATCGTGAGTGGCCGGGTGTTGATGTAGGTGACTGGGCTGAGTGGAAGGGTGGCAAGTGGATGCCAGGACAAGGGGCTAAAGGACAGGGCTTTGGTATCCGTGACTACATGGATTTGATTGCCGAACTGGAAGGTGACGAAAAGATCTTTGAGAGACTGATTGACCCTCGGCTTGGAGCTGCAAAATACCAGTCAGCGGATGGGGCATCTTCCATCATCGAGGATTTGAACGATGCTGGCATGGTTTGTATTCCAGCTCCAGGGTTAGACATCGACGATGGACTACAGGCACTTATTGGCAAGATGTCATGGGACACCACTAGACCTGCGGATTCGGTCAACCGACCGCATTTCTATGTCTCCTCCGAGTGTGAGAACATCATCCAAGCGTTGTCGGAATACACGGGTGATGGGGGTTTAAAGGAGGCATGGAAAGATCCAGTTGATGTTCTGCGCTACGCTGCCATTGCAGGAATAGATCATGTTGACGAAACCCGAAATCTTGCTACAAGACAGGGAGCAGGAGGCTACTAACAAGCTATGAAGACTCAAAACAAACCGATAGTCGCCGAGGAGCTTATTATCGACTGTTTAAAAGAAGCGTATCTCAAGAGGGTAAAAATGGAAGAATATGGGGAAACCCCTAGGCTTACCGAGGAGATTGAAACCCTTGAACACGCCATTCGATACATGAAATCTAAACTAAACCATGAAAACAGCACAAACTAAGAAAGCAGCAAAGCGCGGTTGCCCGCCAAAAGCTAAGCAAGAAACCCTTGATTCCCCCGTAGAATCTCAAGATGACACCACCTATGAGGGTGATTATCTAGTAATCCGCAAATGCCCAAACCCTAGTTGGGTAATGGTTCGCATGGATGGTGAGGCAGTCCCAGTTAAGGCTCCACCTAGGGTTTCGCACAAACTAGTTGGCAAACCTATAAAAGTTGTTATGATACGCCCCGAAGTAGGCGAGCAGTTCTACGAATACATGCCATCATGAGCGCACCAACAGAAGAGCAGGAAGAGTCGATGATTTACGCCGAGGACGGCCCAAATGTCATGGCGTTGGCTGATGCCTACGACAATTGCCTTATTGACTTGGAGGAATACTTTGAGGCTTGCTTGCGCTCGTATGATGACCGCCGTAACCTTTGGCCGGGTAAATCTGACGACCTCCGTAAACAAGCCGCAAATGCCTTTCCTTGGCAGGGAGCTAGTGATATTGAGGTCAATGTCATCGGGGAGCGTATCGACGCATTTGTGGCCATTCTAGACCAAGCCTTGCAGCGTTCCCACATTAAGGCGTTCCCGACTTCTATGGCATCTATGCCACGCGCCTCAATGGTGTCTGGATTCCTCAAATGGATGCGCTCGTCTTACATCCCAAACTTCCGTCAGCAGATGGAATTGGGTGCTAATTATCTGCTAGAGAAGGGGTTGATGGTGTCGTATGTCGGATGGAAGCGTGAAAAAAGGACATATTTACAACAGGTATCCATCGAGGAAATCGCACAAGTCTCCCCCGATCTAGCGGAACTTATTGTTAGCGGTGCTGATGACGAGATGGTATTGGGCATGCTTCAGACAGCATTTCCCGACCTATCGTCAAAGCGTGCAAAAAAAGCCATTATGGATCTTCGTAAGAAGGGTCTGGCTGAAGTCTCTGTCCCTCGTACATCGGTAGATTGCCCAGTAGTTTACTCATGCGCCCCCGATGGCGAGGTTCTTTTCCCATCATATGTGACTGATCCTCAACGCGCTCCGTATGTGTTCTGGCGCACATTCCTAACATCTCAGGAGCTTGAGAAAAAAGTAACCTCCGAGGGCTGGGATGCCGATTGGGTTGAGAACGCTATCGAGCGACTTCGTGGTAAAGACTCCATGTATCTCGACGGCGAGAAGCTCAAGACAATCGACCGCTTGCCTATCACGGACGACAACGACCTTGTTATGGTGGTGTATGGCTACCAGAGACTCATCGACGAAGAGGACGGCTCCGAGGGTATCTACTGCACGGTCTTCCACCCAACCACAGAAGGCTTCGCCAAACACGAACTCCTTAACGGTTATGACGACTACCCCTTTGTGGTTACGCGCCTATCGAACGACCAGAAGCGCATGTACGAAACCCAGACCTTCTCGGACATCCTCCGTGGGGCGCAAATGCAAATCAAGACCGAGCGTGATTCTCGTATTGATCGTGCTTCTCTGGCTACTCTCCCTCCATTGTTGCACCCGGCTGGTCGTCCTCCCTCTGATTGGGGGCCAGGAGTAAGGGTTCCGTATCGCCGCCTTGGTGAGATCCAATGGGGGCCACCGCCTCCAGCCGACAATGGTTCTGTTGAGGTTGAAGTATCCATGACCGCGCAGGCAGATCGTGCCGTTGGTCTTGATATGTCCAACCCAATCTCCGCTTCACGCCAGCAATTCGTGGTGTCCAAGTTCTTGGATCATGTCCGCGATGTGCTGAATATGGCGTGGAAGTTGTATCAGAGAATGGGGCCAGATGAGGTATTCTTCCAAGTTACTGGCAACCCCAATCCGCAGGTGATGACCAAGGGTTCTGCTGACGAGAATTTCAGCATCGTGGTGAACTTCGACTCGCAGAGCAACGACCCAGAGACTGCTGAGACTCAACTCAAAAATATGTTGTCTCTGATACAAGTAGACCCAAATGGTATATTTGATATCAACAAGGTTCTTGAATTTGCAGCATCTTCGATTAACCCAATCTTTGCAGACTATACAATGCAACCAGTAGAGGAAGCCCAGCAAAAGGTCATGAAGAATGTGACCGACGACCTCGCCAAAATCTTCGCAGGCATCGAGGTTCCAGCCCAGCCTAATGGCGCACAGGTTGCCATGCAGATGCTCCAAGCATACGTCCAGCAGCCCGATGTTGCGGCTAGGGCGCAGTCTGACGAGGCTTTCGCTGCTCGCTTGCAGAAATACATGGGGCAATATCAAATGATGATGATGCAAGCCCAGAACGCCGAAATAGGCAGGCTTGGCACAGCTCCAGCTCAAATGGGCGGAGTGATGACTCAAGGAATGCAACAAGGATAACTTATGAAAAAAGGTAAATCATGTAGCTGCGGCCACGAAAAGATGGAGCGCAAAGGCAAGGGCAAAGGTAAAGGCTATGTTGAGATTGAGATCAAGATGAGCCGTGCGCCCAAGAAGACTGCCAAACGCAAGTAACAATGCCTAATCTTCTG